TCAGACACTGAGAGTATTGGATTTATCGCTGCGCTGTTCTTCAACGGGTTCGGTTTTTCCCGGAACCATAATGGAACGCGTAACCGCTTCCATCGTCACGAATGTATGACCACAATTCACATTAGTACACTGGTGATAACGTTCTTTCGTATTTTCTGAAAGATAGCGACTGGAACGGGCATGGGCGGCGTGGCGGCACAATGGACAATGCATCATTTTGAAATCACCTTATATGTTCGGGTTAATCAAGTACGTTACAGGTTCATTGTAGCATTAAATTCGAATTTGCAAACTTAAAAGTTTGCAAATTCGCCCTACGATTTTTTTTCATTCTCAATGCCGTATTCAATATCGTATTCCAGGTCGAGCATCATCACATCCAGTTCCATTTCGGTGACAAAACCCGTGCTGGAAATGGTGTGCGTCAACTTTTTGATATTCCAGAGCCTATCATCAATGATCTGCTTGAAACCCTTGATATTCACTAACATGCCGGGGATCAGTTTTTCCATCCCTTTGGCAAGCCTAAGTGTGAATTGAACGCCTTCGCGCTGAAGCTGTGCCCACTGGCTAACAGCTGACTGCGTGGCGTCGTCTTTATTTGCATAACTTTTTGACAGTGTGGTGGTGTTTTGTTGATCGCCGGATAGCAAGTTCCCCGACGTTTGTTGCGCGGTGGTCGTTGATTGTGCCTTGGGATGTGTAATGGTGGGGTCAGTCGTTTGAACTTCCCTGGTTGAAATCTTCACGAAATGTGTTTTTGCGTCTCTGTAATCGTGCCATTTTGCTATCACCACCGGTTTCGATTTCCGGTCCACAATAGAGAGTTTATGCGAATCGCCATCACGGCGTTCAATCAACCCGGTGGCCAGTGACTTACCGCTAATCGATTTCCCGTAACCAGCGATAAATAGGATCAGCACATCGTTTTTAAGGGTCACCGTGGCACCATATTGACGGGCTATCCGGCTGATGAATTTCACATCCGATTCGTTTGATTGGTCAACATGCTCGATGGTTTTCAGGGACAATGACGTGTCGATCGCAACGCTCAGTTCATTGCGTTCAGCAATGGTTTTGGCAATATCGCCAAGTGTCGTCGCGTGATAGGAATCACTACGCGGGCTATTAAACGTGCCACGAAAATCCACGCTGCGGGCCATCACTGTGATCTTATCTGTGGCACCGGTATAAGTGATTTGATCGACGATATAACTCCCTTTCCGCGTTAGCCATTGACCTTTCCAGCCAATACTGACGGCTATCTTTTCTCCACGCTGCGGCATCTGTAACTGCCCGTCGCTGTCATCCAGGGTTATTGTCAGGCTATCTGACGTAAAACCAATATTATCTTCAAGACTCATTGAGATTAGACGCTGGCTGATGTTGACACTGTTCTGTTGCAACTTGGTTGTACTCGATGAAGCGGCAGTCTCGTTTTTTATTAACGTGATCAGAAAATCTGGCGCCATTTGGGCGCCAATATCAATGCGATTATTGGTAATCACGACAGCAATCCTCCAATAGCACTCGTCGCCTCAGACAATGCGGGGGCGACCTTGTCGTTGTATAACTGCGTTGCCTGGTCGTAAAGATCGCCAAATGTTGAAATGAGTGATTCATCAATACGCTTGAGCGTCAGGGTGAATGCGATGCTGCGGGCACTGCCGTCTGAAAAGAGTTGAGAGCCGGTATAGTTAAAGCTTTCGACGACAAACATGCCGTAAATGGTGCCGCTACCTTCAATCAGCGGCCAGGACCGACCTGACGCTGCCATATATTCCAAGGCTGCCATCGATAATCTGCTGGTAATGCCAGAAACCTCGGGCATTAACGTGCCGGCAAGAGTTATCGATTCATCTCCTTTCCCAAGATATTGATAAGCATTACGTAATCCAATTCGTTCGTTTCCTTTCCAGCGATAACTCACATCTCGCTTCAAGGTCGAATAGGGCAGGGTCCGGAGGTGAAAAACAAATAGTCCTAGGGTTAACATCATGAGCAATAATTCCTTAATTAAGGGCGTCGGCGGTCATATAATTCAACTGGCGATTCTGATGTTCCTGAGCTTGTTTATTCAGCGCGTCGTCGATGTACTGTTTTATCTGCTCGCGATAGGAACCTTCCGGCACGGTTACCTGTACGTTGTTATTGATGACACTGCTGTCGGTATAGCTTCTGTTATTCACGGGTGCCAGCGCGGTGTAATTGCGGTTTTCTGTCGCGTTGCCCAGCGTATTCCCGGCGTCGGCACTCACATTCCCGGACGATACAGCGGATTGCGCATCGGTAATGGGGTTGCTTTGTGGCAGATTCAGCGTTTCTTTGGCTTTGTTGTGTTCACTGAGATATTTATTTGCGGACTCCGCTAAAAGCGGATTTTCACTGTTGCTACTCATGCGATCCTGGGCTTCATTTAGCTTCTTCTTCGCATCATCGTTGCCACTAAAGAATTTCCATAAGGCATATCCTCCACCAACAACAGCAGCGACACCGAGGGCGATAAGTCCTACTGGTGTCATCAATAGGCTCAGTAGTGATCCAACCAGACGAAAAACTGTGATAAACAGCGGCCCGATTAATTTGCCTGCTGACATAATGCCATCGATGGCACTAATCACTGTCTGCGCTACCGAACCAATGGTTGCGACGACAGAAGCGAATGTTTCTGCGGCAGCCAGAATATTGCCTATTGTGCTGGCAACGGCGGGGTTCTTTTGAATCCACTGGTCGAGTAGTGACAGATAGTGAGTTGCTGATTGAGTCAAATCACGAATTGCTCCATCTTGCTGGGTGAAAATGTCGGTTCTGAGTCCTTCCCAGCTTGACTGAAGCGCACTGATATCGCCGGACAGGCTGTTCTGTCGTACGGATAACGCTGTGTTAACACTGCCGTCTGCGTTGCTGATATTATCGGTCAGCTGTGAAACCGTGCCGTTTTGCGACTGGGTCATTAAGGCGTTAGCGGAAGTGGCTCCCTGCGGACCGAATAGGGTATTCATGTATTGGTCACGCTGTGAAGCATCGATGTTTTGGCGTTTAAAACTGGAATGCAATTCATCCAGTACGGCAAATAAAGATTTGGCCTGTCCGCTAGCATCAACGGTAGTTACACCTAATTGTCCCAGCGCTTGTTGAGCCACCTCTGTCGGATTTTTTAAACTCTCCAGTACTGCCAGACTGCCATTTCCCGCCTCGCTTCCTGTAATGCCTGCATGTGCCAGAGCACCGAGCATTACACTGGTTTCTTCTACACTCATACCGGCCGATTTGGCGACCGGCGCGACTGTGTCTATTGCGGTTTTGAATCCGTCGAAAGTCGTTTCGCTTTGTTGAAGTGTGGTGGTAATGACATCGCCCAAGTGAGGTAATGCACTGCTGGCGAGTCCAAATGCATCACGTGTTTTAAGCAACATCGCCGCATTATCTTCAATACTTCCGCCATTAGTCTGAGACATGGCAACTGTCGTTGGCGCTGCTGCCAGGATGGTATCTTTATTGCCGCCCAGTTTTTTGATGGTCAGCTGTGCATCTGTTGCCTCAGCAGGCGAAAGCGGGGTGGTGTCAGCAATGTGGCGTGCTTGATCTTTAAGTCTGCTGGCATCGGTCGAGTTTGAATTCAGGCCCAGGCTAGCCTGTAATTCAGCGTTTTTCTGGGAGAAGTCATAGCCTGGTTTAAGAAATTCCGCACTTTTTTCACCGAATGCTTGTGCCAGAGCGGCGCTTTTCTGCGCAAATACCTTGGCGGTTCCTGCCCCTTTCCTGACCCTGGCAATCAGTTTCTGTCCTTTTCCCACGCTGTTTTTTTCCATGTGGGGAGTGCTGCCAGTCGTATTTTCGGGTTGTGTCTGAGGATGACGGGCGATGTTACCTTGCGGACGATTGCCCGTTTTCAGCTTCTGTTTTTTATTGCGACGCGGTTTTGATTTTGCATTGACTTTTTGGGGGCGGTTTTTCTGTTCAATGCTTCTGTTTTTGTTAGATGACTCTGAATTATTTACATTTTTTAATGGTTCAGTGCTGTTAGTGGCGGTGTTTTGCGTTTTACGTTGTGCAACCGTGGGAATAAAAGGCGCTTTAAGCGCCTTTACCCGATCTTTCAGGCTGCTTGCCGTTTTGGCGAGTTTTTTACCATCATTGATGAGATCAATAACATGCGTGCTGCCCTGAGAGACTAAATCGGCCAGTTCGGTCAGTTTTCTAAAATTCGCCTGGATAGTGTCCAGACTATCATTGACCGACTTAATACCTTGCTCGGCGTCATAAAGGCGATATGACGCCTGAGTAGTGGCAAGTGCGAATGCTCGCAGCTGAGGGGAACTATTCATTGGGTTGTCCATTTCGTTGTAACGCCTTGGCACGCCAGTGAACAAGCTCAGCCAGGCTCATGGGGTAAAGCTCTGATGGCGGCCAATGAAAAACGACTGCAATGTCGGCCATCAAATCGTCAACCGTCAGGCTGGAAGGCAGCGTTAGTGTGCCAAGCTCGGTGACAAAAAACCGATCACCTTGCCCGCCAGTACGATCAGATCTGGCAGTTCCAGTGCGATCACGTCAGCTTCCGTCAAAGAAGGGTAGGTCATACGGGGTAGTACTTTAATTAACGCCTCCACATCGGCATTGGCTAGCGCAGCCAGGCCGATGCCGCGCAGCGTGCCAGCGGTAGGCTTAATCAGTGTGATGGATTCAATCAGTATCTCGCCGCGTTTGATAGGCGTGTTCAGGATAACTACATTGTCTTGTACTATTGTTTCAGCCGTCATGATAAGTATCTCAAAAAAGGTCAAAAGGATGACCAGCCGAAGCTGGTCAGATTAGGGTGACGTATCAGGCCAGGCCGATACCGCGACGGTGTTGCTCCAGACGATCCTCACTATTGACACGTTCAATCATGTTGATGGTGTCAATTTCGATCATCTCTTTGCCGTCGATGGTCAGTTTGTAATACGTGCACTGGGTGGAGATTTTTACCTCGGTTTCTTCACCTTGCTTACTTGCGCCGCTATCGATCTCTTTATGACGACCGCGCATAACGATTTCAACAGCCGTGACGTCGCCAGTGTCGTCGCGCTGATAAGAGCCGGCGAAACGTAGCGGCACCGCATCGGCGCCCGGCAGAGCATATTGGCTCCAGAAGGTTTCGTCGGGCAGACCGCCCATAGACCATTCCAGTACCAGTGCGTCATCATCCAGACCAAAATCCACTGATGCTGCGCCGTGCATACCGCCTCCGCGGTAGTTTTCCAGTTTGCGAGTCAGCTTCGGCAGGGTGATGGAATTGACCTGTCCCATGTAGCTCAAACCGTCATTAAACAGGTTGAGGTATTTCAGTTTACGTGGCATTGCCATGTGTCTGTGGCTCCTTAGCTGTTAACGGATGCGGCCAGATTCACCAGATATTTATCGGTGATGCGTTGGCGCAGTGTGAGGTTTTCCAATGGCGGAACCGGGGTGTACTCGTAGTCGATGTACAGTTTTCCCGCCTTCAGGGTGGCTTCGTCATTGGCGCTGTCATCAAACCAGCAGTCGGCGTCAATGATGTAACCGTTGGATTTCAGTTCGCGGAACTTGGCTTTGATACCTTCAATAATGTCGCGGATAAGCGTAGCGGTTACCGGTTTGTCAACGGCCCACATATGCGCATCACCCATGGTGTCAGCCAGAACCTGCGCCGTGCGGGTGTAGTTTTCAAACAAGAACAATGGATCATCTGCACAGGTACGGTTGCCCCAGAAGCGGAACCCGTCTTTACGCACCAACGTAGTAACGCCAGCGTCGTTGAGCAGATCGGCATCGGTACCAATGGTTTGCAGATCCCAGTACACACTGGCGGAAATACCAGTGACGCCGTTAACGCCAACGTTAGACAGTGTTTTGTGCCAGCCGGTATCCTGGTCAATTTTGGCGCGCAGACCCAGAGCACGAGCGGTGGCATAGGCATTGGCGCTGGCATTCGCCGTGGTATCCCAGGCGATGAAATCCGGCCAAATCAACATCAGTTCACGCTGACTAAAGTTGTCGCGATACTTGATCGCTTCTGACAGCGTTTTACAGCCATACGCGCTGATGTAGCCGAAAGCACGCAGTGACTGGCATATTGACGCCAGTGCTGTGGCGACCGGCAGAGAATCCAGTCCAGGAACGCCAAGAATGCGTGGTTTCACGCCAGTGACAGCCTGCGCATCCAGCAAGGCTTTCATCCCGGTATATTTTCCATCGGCAGTGGAACCGCCAATGATATTGGATACCGTTCCGGCTTCATCGGCGCCTTCAGCAACACGGACAACGATGGTAACTGGTTTGGTCTGGTCACCAATCGCCTGTAGTGCAGCGGCCAGTGTCCCGGTTTTACCTGCTTTGCCTGCGGCAGTGATGACATCGGTAATTAATACCGGAGTGTCGAGTGGAAAGGTTGTGACATCAGCATCTGGTCCGGTACAGACCATGCCGACAATCGCGGTTGATACGGTGGAAATTACGCGGGTTCCGTCGTTGATTTCGACGACCTGCGTGCCGTGATGAAAATCACTCATCCAGAATGTCTCCTGTTGTGGGGTGCAGCTAATGGTGCCGCGTTTGTGAAGCAGGAGCATCAAAACCAGGTTTAGCACGGGATGACACAACAATGCCGAGCTAATCTGGTGCGAAATAGTGAGGTCATTTGTTCCTGAATTTATTTAACTACTTGAAATTATTAAATTATTAAATTATTAAATTATTAAATTATTAAATTATTAAAGAATGGGAATCAAAAGCGGAAGACGATGGTTGTTTATCACTGCTTATGACATCAGTAAATAAATCGGTGTATAAAACCCAGCGCAGTACGGGTGTGATATTTTCTATCACTCCCGTTATAGTAGGGGGGTTGTCTGCGCAAGCGTGGGGGGCATCAATATGAACGCCGACGAGAAAATGCTGTTTCAACATGCTATGGATGATGTCAAACCGCTGGAACCTTCATCCATCGTTTATCTGAAGCCTTCGCCTCTCAACACGACTGTCAGGCCGTGTGAAGCGTCTGAGCCGGATAATTTTCTGATTACCGGGTTTATTGATCTTTTCCCGTGTTCCGAACCGATTGAGTTCAAGCGTGATGGCATTCAGCAAGGTGTTCTGGACAAATTGCATCAAGGAAAATATCAACTGGATGCCAGTCTGAATTTACTACGCCAGCCGGTGGAAACCTGCCGGCAGAACTTATTTGCTTTCATGCAACAATCGCAAAAACATCATCTGCGTAATTTATTGATTATTCATGGTAAAAGCAGACATGATAAATCACATGCAAATGTAATCCGTAACTACCTGTCGCGCTGGTTGCCACAGTTTGATGCGGTACAGGCTTTTTGCGTTGCACAGCCTTTTCATGGTGGGACCGGTGCCTGTTATGTGGCACTGAGAAAATCTGAGCAGTCCCGTCTGGATAATCGTGAACGCCATGCCAAGCGCAGCCGGTGAGTGGTATTCCCCATGATAACGTTCTGTACCTGGAAAGATCGGCCGTAGCCGTTGCAACCCGTTAATCGCTTATTTGGCAACGCAATGCGACTCAGCGAGAAAAATCGGGAGACTATCCATCCTGGAATAGTCTCCGGGATGGACAGGAAAATGCGGTTAATACGGTAATTATTTCAGCGCTTTTGGCAGATGGATGATCCAAATCTGGCTGGACGATTCATTGGCAGGTAAGGGTTTTAATTCGATGCTCGTTGCTGTGGGTTTGCCATCTAACGACAATTTTCCGCTTTCATCGGCCTGATAGTTACCGATTTTTTTCACCCCATCTACTGGATTAATCAGCACGGCCTGCACACCAAAATCATTATCATTGGTGACGGCCAGCGTTTTAGCATCAATAAGCGCCAGTCCTTCGGCTTTCTCCGGCTGCCAGCCGAGTTTGCGCAGATCGACAATCTCCTGTTTTTTCGCCAGGCTGATACCGCGTTTGGCGAGTGTTGCTGCATTATCCCACTCGGCCGGTTGCTGGTCGAAAGGTGTCAGATCCGTTGCTTTGTCGAGGTCAACACGATAGATAATATTGTGCATTACCTTCTCTTTATCCGCACCTTGCTCAATAACCAGCACCTGATGGTTATCCAGCGCGACCATATCACCGATCTTGGCATCTGCCATTTTTTTCCAGTGATTAACATCAAGCGGATAACCATACATCGCCGTTTTACCGGTTGCCGGATCGAAACTGACCAGACGGGTAAATATCGCTCGATTTTTGGTTTTCCCGTCAATGTTCAGCGTACTTTGCACAGCGGCCAGAATGCGGCCATCTGGCATCCGGGTTATCCCTTCAAAACCGCGGTTTGGTTGGCGCCATTTGATGATATTGGGTAATCCACTCGCAATACCCTGTTCATTTTTCTCCGGCGTCGGGCCGAATTTTTGCAGAATTTTTCCCTGGGCATCAATATGAATCAGAAATGGACCATATTCATCCGCCAGCCAGAAGCCGCCTTTGCCATCAGGCGTAATCCCTTCCGTATCCAGTCCACGGCTATCATCAGGTTGTTGTTTTAAAACATCATTCAGGGCGATTTCATTGGTAGTTCCCACTAGAGAACTGGGTAACGGCAAGCCACTGATGGGGCCCTGATCATCGTGAATTTTACGCAGTGCCGTTGCCTGCGCTGTTTTGCCATCAACGGTAATCGTCATTAATGACGGGGTGAAATCCGGTGTGGCGAAAATTTTAGCGTCATGACACTGGTATTTCGGCGCATCGGCGTTCGGCCCACGATCAGTGACGGTTGTAAACGTCAATTTATCGCCATTGCGTCCGGTAAATACCAGCCCGGAACCGACCCCCATGGGGAAACCAGCGGGGAAATTAGCCTTCCATGCACCGTTGTAGGCAACATGGTCGTTGGCAGGGAATGTGATTTGGTAATGTTCAGTATGAATATCCGCCGCTTGAGCGGTTTGGAGTAATAAGGCAACAGCCAGTGCAGAAAGGCAAACGCGCATAGTAGTATCCCGATAATTATCGAATTGGCTGAAATACACTAAATCTGGAATGCGACAGTTTTATGACGAGGGATAAAGCGGTAGCGTAATGAATGATAACAACGCTGGATAAGATGCGGTGAGATATCCCACCGCAATTGATGTGTGGGCGAAATTAATTACAACGTCGGTATCACTGGCCAGTCGATACTCGGCGCATCTTCTGGCTGAACGCGACTGAGTAACACCCGATATTTTTTCCATGCAACAAGCAGTGTTTTTTCTTCTTCTCTTGCTATGTCGAAACTAACAGCATCCTGCAAAGTTGCAATTGCATCATTGGCTTGCTTAAGCAGTGTGTTTTTTTTTGCATGGGCTTCTCCAGTTAATGCATCACGTTCAGCTTCGACATTATCCACCCAGGTAGTACCATCCCATTTTTGCCAGGAATTTGCAGGAGCGATGAGCGTCGTTCCTGCCGGATAGGGTCCCGGCTCTGTTATTACAATTTCATTACCAGCCTCAGTACCAAACACAACCTCGCCGCGGTGATCTTCACTGACAAGCCACTTTTGATTTTCTGTGTCAAAAATGGTGATGAAACCGTCTTTTGTTTCCGGTGGTTTTACCGTCGTGCAATTTGCAGGAAGCCCGGTAAATGCGGGAATAAATATGCCACCTTTACCAATAAATTCATTGGTATCTGACCGCAGGCTGTAAACGGTAACGGTTTGCTCTGCGTCACTCATTTTAAAAGTCATTATGCAAGCCTTACTATATAATTAAATGCGACGTTTTTAACGGTGTTTTCTGAATTACCCGATGCAGCAACAGTGATTGTGTGACTGTGTGCACCAATAGTGACTGTATGAGAATGGGGACCAATTCCTACGGTATGATTGTGAGAGCCAATAGTTACCGTGTGGGCATGATTACCCGCTGCACCTGATGTACCGTTAAAAGACGGGTTATCAAAACCGGTTTTATCTGTTTGACTGTTGGTGTTGGAATTACCTCTGTAAATGGTATGAGTATGTTCACCCGTCGTATTGGTTGATTTGGTTCCATAGTCAAAAGTGCTGGCCGTTTTGGTGCCGTAGTCAAAGGAAGAAACATTTTTCGTACCTAGATCCGTATTGGATGCACTGGCACTATGGATGTGTGACTTAATTCCATCCTGCTCTTGTGATAGCAATGCACGACCGCTTACTGATTTACCTTTAATCATCCAGCCGCGCATATCCGGGATGACACCTGAAGGATATGCAGTTGCAAGCAATGGATAGGCAGCTTTATCAAAAGATTGCCCCTGCATAAGCGCATAACCAGAAGGGGGAGTATCGGAAGGCCAGGGGAGTGGAATGCCCACTAACGCGTTATTGAGTTCGGATTGAACAAACTCCGTGGTTGCCAGTTCCGTGTTATTGGTACCAGTAACCGGTGTCGGTGCCGTCGGTGTGCCAGTCAAAGCCGGGCTGTTAATCGGGGCATATTGTTTATGGGGATTAGCGGCGGCAACATGCTCGGACAACACATTATCCGCATAGGCCTTGACTTCAATAACTGCGTTATCAACATATTGACGTGTCGCCAACACTACGGCGGGATCAATCTTCAGCGTCACTGCCTCGGTACTGCTGACAGCCAAAATTACGCGTACAGTCTGAATACGCCCGGAACCCTCCTGTAACTGCGGTTTGTACGTTTCGGCGCAATTAGCCACAGCGACCAGATCGCCGTCAGTATCGTACAGGCCAATTTCACGGATCCACCAACCGCCTTCTTTTTCAGGAATAACTTGTTCAGCGATGATTTGGTTGGCGTTTTGAGGGTCAACACTCAAAGTGTTGAGAGCGGCCCGTCGTTGTTCATTAATCAGTTTGGTTTGTGCTGGATCGGGAGTGGGTAGTGTGCCACCACCGTCACCCACCGCCATCTGCGAGATGGCAAGACGATTACCCAGCACGGTGGCATTTGCCAGTTTCGTCGTGCCGACGTTCGTCAATAGAGCAAGGTATTTTGTACTCATATAACCTACTTATACAACTGTGGTTGAAAATGATGTTGGTGTACAACACCGGTGACGGAAATCAGAATCGGGAGTTGTCACTAAGCGAACAAAATAATGATGCCTGTTGGTTGGAGTGAGGACACGTAATGCGCGTTTATAGCTGCATGGCACGACAAGAATATTCAGCAGATAAACTGTTATGTGGATGATGACGATAAAAAACACGAAATGTTGTCAGTGCTTTTAAAACAAAAGACCAGCTTATACGGGTGTGATAAACGCACGTTTGCCTGAGCGATATATCACACCACGTAAAGTTGGAGCGAGTGGAAAAGATTGTGGCGAAGTTAGTTCTCCGGCACCGTCGGCCAGTCGATATTCGGCGCGGTAGCGGTATCAACGCGACTTAGGAATACCACGTATTTTTTCCACGCCAGTAATGCGTTTTTTTCCTCGTCGGTTGCCATGGCGAGTTCCACCGCGTAGGTGAGTTCCGTGATACGGGCGTTAGCAGTTGCGCGGCGTGTGGTCAGTTCCTGTTGTGCGATGGTGACAGCGGCGGCGTGCTGGGCGTCGGTATTGGTTACCCACGCGCTGCCATCCCATTTATCATACGGTGTTGCTGGTGCCATCAGTGTCACATCATCCGGTAAATTACCGAGGGCGGTAACGGTTTGCGCCTGGCCGGTCTGGGTATGGTATACCGTCTGGCCGCGATAATCGGACACCTGTTCCCACGCGCTACCGTCATCATTGCGGCGTACCGCCTGACCGACTTCGGGTGATGTGGGTTCATCGGCGTAGCTGTTGGCGGGAATACCGACGCCCTGCATCAGGTATTCATCACTGGCCCCGTGGTATTCACGGGTCTGTGGGTCAGCATGGTAAACCGTTATCCAGCCGGCATTTTCGGCTAGCCCGTTTTTATTGAGGTGTGTTTGTGCCTGAATTGAATCACTCATTATGCGGCCCTTACAATGTAGTTAAATGCCAGGTTGCGTGGCCTATTCTCTGTCGATACGTTTATACCGGTGACATTGTTATCGAATTCCAAAACAAACCCACCATAGTCGCCCCCCCCAGCTGCTGGGGCTATTGTGCTGTCAGTATGGTACATTTTTAATACTCCTAACCCCCCGAATTGGGCCCCCAATGTTTGTGCGTGCACCCCGGGTACACTGCCTGTCATTTGCTGCATCGCGTGGGATTGCTGCGATAATAGTGTGCGACCACTATCAACCCCACGCCCGTCATCCCAACCACGAATAAATTCACCACGCAGGTCGGGCAAAGTGCCGGACGGATACGCCGTGGCCAGTATTGGATATAACGCTGTATCGAATGTCTGACCGTTGCATTTTAGCCAGCCGGTTGGTGCGGTGGCCTGCGGCCAGGGGAGCGGGATGCCCACCAGTTCGCTGATACCCAGTTTTAACGCCAGTTCCGATGTGACGCTAGCCGATAGACTGGTTGTTGCAGCGGTAACAAAGGCCGTGGTGGCAATCCGTGTGCTGTTTGTCGCTTGTACCGGGGTCGGCGCGGTCGGTGTGCCGGTCAATGCCGGGCTGTTAATCGGGGCGTATTGAGAATGCGGATTATCAGCGGCAACATGCGCGGCAAGTTGGCTGTCGGCATAGGCCTTGACTTCAATAATCGCGTTATCAACATATTGACGTGTGGCCAACACCACAGCCGGGTCAATTTTCAGCGTCACCGCCTCCGTGTTGCTGACAATCAAAATCATGCGCACGGTCTGGATACGCCCAGAACCTTCCTGTAACTGCGGCTTGTAGGTTTCCGGGCAGTTGGCAATAGCGACCAGATCACCGTCAGTATCATACAGACCTATTTCACGTATCCACCAACCGCCTTCATTTTCTGGTATCACCTGTTCGGCAATAATCTGGTTGGGGTTTTGCGAGTCAACATTCAAAGTGTTGAGAGCGGCCCTTCGCTGTTCATTAATCAGTTTGGTTTGTGCTGGATCGGGAGTGGGTAGTGTGCCACCACCGTCACCCACCGCCATCTGGGTGATAGCAAGACGCTTACCCAGCGCGGTGGCGTTTGCCAGTTTTGCCGCACCGATAGTTGTCAATAGAGCAAAGTATTTTGTACTCATGCAGGTTACTCATACGGTTGGAATGGAATGATGCCGCAGTGCGACATCAACGAAGTTTCGAAGCACATCGCAGAAGAAAAAGGATGTTATTTGGCAGATATGTTTCGCTGTGATTGGGTGACGGTATTATGGGGAGCGTTTTTTGCCGAAGCACGTTACCGGCGTTGGATAAGAAGGGAGACAACACCGAGCGGTGTTGTCCCTCTGTAATAAGAACGCTGATTTAGCAGCGGAGGAACGTTGTTGCGGTATTCAGTCTCACAACGTTGGCACCGTCGGCCAGTCAATATCCGGCGCGGTAGCGGTATTGATGCGACTCAGCAGCACTACATATTTTTTCCACGCCAGTAATGCGTTTTTTTCCTCGTCGGTTGCCAGAGCCAGATCCACCGCATAGGTGAGTTCATTGATACGGTCATTGGCGGTGCGGCGGCGTGTTGGGCGTCGGTGTCGGTTACCCAGGCCGCACCGTCCCACTTATCGAATGGCGTAACGGGTACCATCAGTGTCACATCCTCCGGTAAATCACCGAGGTCGGTGACGGTTTGCGCCTGGCCGGTCTGGGTACGGTATACCGTCTGGCCGCGATAATCGGGCACCTGTTCCCACGCACTACCGTCTGCCGTAGCGCCTGACCAGCTTCGGGTGGCGTGGGTTCATCGGCGTAGCTGTTGGCGGGAATACCGACGCCCTGCATCAGGTATTCATCACTGGACCCGCGGTATTCACGGGTTTGAGGGTCGACATGATAGACCGTTATCCAGCCCGCGTTTACGGCCAGCCCGGTATTATTGAGGTGTGTTTGTGCCTGAATTGAATCGCTCATTATGCAGCCCTCACAACCTTTGCATTCATTTGAGAATAAAAGGAATAAAAGCGGTTATTCCGTTTAAATCGAACGAGAAGGCCAGTCAGGACGGACGTCGGCCCCTCGACACGCGCCTGTACAAAAAACGCAATGTCGTGGAGCGCTGCTTTGCGATACTCAAAGAAAATCGTCGTATCGCTACACGCTCGGAAAAAACAGCCAGAAACTACCTGAGTATGCTAAAACTGGGGGCGATCAGGTTATTTTTGAAGCGGTTGTTAAGTTAAGGGTCACAGCTTAAACCAGATTTTTCATCAAGAAAAAGGGATTTCTCCTGCCACGGGGCTGACAGGTTAAGGATATGGGCATAGAGGGACTTTTCGTCCATGGCAGGCTCCTCAGAAAATCAAAACTGCCATTATAATGCCCTTAGCCACCACAACAGGGGAAGACCCTTATATATACAGCATTATTTGACATTGTCGCAGATCAAGGAAGTCTTGAGGAGGGAGGGCCAACGGACTGATCTGGCTGGAAATAAAGTTGGAAGAACGCATGGACATTTTTGTGTCGATAAACAAATGGCCAGTTGTGCAGACACCATTATCCATATAATTTTTATGGATTAGTTAGGATTTTATTACTTCAATGGGTTGTGATCGAATGGTTCCTGGTTATAAAATAATGATATAATTACTAATAATTTTACGAACAGGCCTTTCAAGTTGCAAACAACCCGTTCCAACCTCTTTGATATCGTGCGGCTGATTGCAGCCTTTGCTGTAATGTTCAGCCATCATTATGCGTTTAATGGACTTGCTGAGCCTAAAGTTTTTGAAATTACAAAACTAGGAACATTTTCTGTTATTGTATTTTTCTCAATATCAGGATTTCTAATAACAAAAAGTTACATAAAAACAAAAAGCCCCATTGTATATATTGAAAATCGGTGCAAGAGAATATTTCCGGCATTAATAATTTGCTCGGCAATAATGACATATATAATTTGTCCATTATTTGGAAATGGGGATGCAGTAGAGTATATGACATCAAAAACCGCCTTTGCGACATTTGTTGGTTATATTACTCTGAACTGGGTGCCTATTGATATTAATGGGTTTGCATCAGGGTATATCCATGAAAATAGATTAAATGGAAGTCTTTGGTCTCTTGGGTATGAGTTTACCGCTTATATTTTGGTAATGATTGTTATTTTTACGAAAAGGCATTTGATTATAAAATCCTCAATGGCATTGTTTTTTTGTTTCTCTTTAGCTTACTTTACTCAAGACAATCCAATGCCAGGAATCATAAAAGAGTTTGTCGTAAACCACATATCTTTTCATCAATCCTTGGTTAGGGGTAGCCTTTTCCTGACTCCGTTTGCCGTTGGGGCGTTTCTTGCCTGTACACAAAAGTATTGGGACACAAGAAAATACAAGGCGTTGATGGTGTTCCTTGGTGCACTTGCAATAATAATTCTAAGCAAAAAAAATGAAAATGATGTGATTTTTTACTTGTCTGTCCCTGTGATAATATTACCAATATGTCTTTCATTCAGCGATTGCATCATTAAAGGTAGATTTGATATATCTTATGGGATTTATATATACGCATACCCCATACAACAGATAGTTGTAAATGAGCTTAATTTTAATTTTTGGTGGAGTTTGATAGCATCCATGCTAATTACAACTATGCTGGCATCGTTTTCATGGGTTTATGTTGAGCGTTATTTTTTAAAATCACGTAGCGCGATGTTTCCCAAGGGGGGAGAGTACGCTACTGAAATTACCCCTAAATAATAAGAACTATGATCGGTGCTTTTGATCGGCAGACTCACCCGACACGAATGAGCCTGCGATTTGACAAAGGAGAATTACTACTCAAGCAATTTGATGGCTTTCAGTTATGGCTGGGTCACCTCGACTTTGCTGTTTTTTCCGGCATGATTGCTGAAGATCAACACAAGCCGCACCTTACTAATTTCATGCGAGAGAAGATTCGTCCTGGAATGACAGTACTTGATATTGGCGTGAATATCGGTGCCCATACGATGCCGGCTGCATCACTCGTTGGTGAAAATGGCAGAGTGCTTGCATTTGAACCTAATTCTGAAAACTGTCGAATGATACTGTTAAGTTTGGCAGAGAATGGATTTGAAAGTAACGTTTCCCATTTCCCAATGGCTCTGTCTGACAAAACTGATGTTATTTGGCAGATATGTTTCGCTGTGATTGGGTGACGGTATTATGGGGAGCGTTTTTTGCCGAAGCACGTTACAGGCGTTGGATGAGAAAGGGGACAACAACGAGCGGTGTTGTCCCTCTGTAATAAGAACGTTGGTCTAGCTGCGGAGGAACGTTGTTGCGGTATTCAGTCTCACAACGTTGGCACCGTCGGCCAGTCAATATCCGGCGCTGTAGACGTGTCAATGCGACTCAGTAATACCACGTATTTTTTCCACGCCAGTAATGCGGTTTTTTCCTCGTCGGTTGCCATGGCGAGATCCACCGCGTAGGTGAGCTCCGCGATACGGGCGTTAGCAGTTGCGCGGCGTGTTGCCAGTTGCTGCTGTGCAACAGTGACAGCGGCGGCGTGTTGGGCGTCAGTGTCGGTTACCCACGCGCTGCCATCCCATTTATCATACGACGTTGCTGGTGCCATCAGTGTCACATCATCTGGTAAATTACCGAGGGCGGTGACTGTTTGCTCCTGGCCAGTTTGCGTGCCGTATACCGTCTGGCCACGATAATCGGGCACCTGTTCCCATGCGCTACCGTCTGCCGTGCGGCGTAGCGCCTGACCGGCTTCGGGTGATGTGGGTTCATCGGCGTAGCTGTCGGCGGGAATACCGACGCCCTGCATCAGGTATTCATCACTGGCCCCGCAATATTCGCGGGTCTGTGGGTCAACATGGTAAACAGTTATCCAGCCCGCGTTTACGGCCAGCCCGGTATTATTAAGGTGTGTTTGTGCCTGAATTGAATCACTCATTATGCAGCCCTCACAATGTAGTTAAATGCCACGTTGCGGGGGCGTATATACGAACGCGCCCGCGATCCGTCGTGCCCGTATTCTGTCAGATTGCTGACCGCTGAATATTCACCTGTATTAAATGTGCTATCCACATTATCGATTTTGATTGTTGTCGCGGCGGTGTTGTTTTCGATGTTCGGCTGAATCCACGTTGCGGCCTGCGCAGATAGAAGCGCACGCGCTGAATCTACCCCGCGCCCATCATCCCAACCGCGAATAAACTCGCCGCGCAGGTCGGGCAAGGTGCCGGACGGATACGTCATGGCCAGCATTGGATATAACGCTGTATTGAATGTCTGACCGTTGCATTTTAGCCAGCCAGTTGGCGCGGTGGCCTGCGGCCAGGGTAGCGGGATGCCAACCAGTTCGGCAATATCTAGCTTTTTCGCCAGAACAGCATCCACCTCGTCGGTCGCCGCCGTGACAAACGCAGTGGTCGCAATCTGGTCTGAACTGTTGCCGCTGACGGCGGTGGGCGCGGTCGGTGTACCAGTTAGCGTTGCATCGGAAAATTTGTCATTCACGTATGAACGTGTTGCTAATGCCACCGATTGATCTAGTTTCAACGTAATGGCATCGGTGCTGTTGACTATCAGGATCATGCGGATAGTTTGAATACGTCCGGAGCCCTCCTGCAACTGTGGCTTATAGGTTTCCGGGCAGTTGGCAACAGCGATCAAGTCGCCATCTGCGTCATACAGCCCGATTTCCCGGATCCAAAAACCGCCTTCGTTTTCCGGGATAATTTGCTCAGCGATGATCTGGTTGGTATTTTCCGGGTCAATGCTCAACGTGTTGATCGCGGCCCGGTGTTGTTCATTAACCAGTTGGGTTTGCGTTGGGTCGGGAGCGGGCAGTGTGCCGCCACCGTCGCCCACCGCCATCTGAGTGAGAGCAAGACGCTCACCCAGCGCGGTGGCGTTTGCCAGTTTCGCTGCACCGATATTGGTCAGCAGGGTAAAATATTTCGTACTCATGTAGTCCTCTCATATCGCCGTAATTGAACATGATGTGTGGTGCGACATCGATGAAAAACATCTGAATAAGTTGTTTATGTTTGGCTAATCGAACAAATCAATAATGCCTGTTGGCGGCTGCCAGGACACGCCGTGAGCGTAGTCATGCCGATGGCACAACAGCCCATAGAAAAAAAAGCCAGCAGAAGCTGGCTGTGGGAGAAGGTTGGAAATCAGGAATGGTAAGTCAGACGCTGATGCTCATGCTGTCGATGAGATGAACGGCTGCGCCGTTCACGTCATTGCCCGACACGGAAATGGTTTCCGGGAAATACGGATAGATGGTGAGCTCATCACCACTGTAGAGGCTGGCCCCCAGATAGGTCGTGCCCCGACTGTCCAGATTGATGTTTAATCCCAGCAGGTGGCGGCTGACCGGTTTAGCATCGGCAATCAATCGCTCCAGTTCCTGAAATGTCTCTTCAGTAATGCCGTTCTCCTGCACACCGATATCCAGTTGGAAGGTACCTGGTTCACCACCGGTCTGCCACCATTCCTTGATGCGAATCAGATAACCTTGTGGCTCAACGACTCGCTTTAATGCGCCAATGGTTCCCTTGTGTCTATGAATAAAAAACGAGTCTTTGATGACTTTACGTTTGGTGGCTTCTGGCCAGTTTTCATCCCAGCGGTCGACAGATAAACTCCAGGCCAGGTAGGGAAGCAAGCTGACCGGGCAGGTATCAGGGTTCCAGAGCTGACGCAGCGGGATCGGCGTTTTTTCCAACTCGGCACCCGTTTGAGCGGCAGCTTGTTCCAGGGTGGAAGAACCGGGTGGTAACAAGCAGTTGTTACTCATCAGTACCTCCCAGGGTTAACTGGTAATGAGAACAAAATGATGCCTGAGTCTCGTCGAGAACGATGTCGGCGGCGGGCTGTGCCAACTCTACTCGCTGAACCCCTTCTGCGTGTAACGCGGCATAGATGGCTGAGCGACGGATGTCACGACCCAACCGATGTTGGGCACTGATGTAGCTGATCAGTTTTTGTTCGGCCGCTGCACGAACCGGTTCTGCTTCGGGGCCGGGATAGAGATAGAGCGTCGCTTCAATTTGATAAGGAACGATCACCGCCGATTGTACCGTTACTCGGTCGGCCACCGGTCGAACGTCTTCGGCATTCAGTGCGGTGTTAACAATAGCTATCAGTTCATCGCTGGCGCTGCCATTATTCTCCTGGGATAGGACTGAAACGATAACGCTCGCCGGACTGGGGCTAATAACAGAAACATCAGCGATACGACCATCGGCACTGCGTCCATGGAACTGATAGGCACCGACAGAGCCAGCGACACTCAGCCCCTCATAGGCCTGCTGAATACGAACCCGGAAATCGGAGTCTGATTCCATGACAGCTGATGTCGGAGGAATGGCTGTATCATCCGCCGGGGTGACTACCAGGCGGGAAACGTTGACATTGGCACCCAACTGGTCGAGATCATTTCCTTGAGCAAAGGCCAGCATGCCTGCCAGTGCGGCTTCGTTGATGCGTTGGCGCAGCAGTATTTCCCGATAGGTATTTTCCTGCAACAACTTCACCAGCGGCTCTGATTCCAACGCCAGTGTGCGAGAGATGGCATCAAGCTGGTCCGATGGGTAAAGCGAGAGCAGTGTTGCTTTGCGTTCTTCATATAGTGTTTCAAAATCCAGCGTTTCGACCACGCTGGGGGCAGGTAACTGGCTCAGATCAATGATGGGCATGGTATCAACTCACAGGAACGGTTAACGAAAGGGTGTCGCCGGTATCGGTGTAGGCGCCAGTAATATCGACAACTAACTGGCCGTCGTAATAGCTTTCTAGCGTAATGGCAGTGAGTTTTAAGCGAGGCTCCCACTGCAATAATGCCATATAGCAAGCAGCCTGCACCTGGAGTTTGACCGCCGGGCTTTGTGGCTGGTCAATCAATGTTGACAACAGTGAACCGTATTGGCGACGCATCACCCGGCTGCCCTGAGGCGTGATCAGAATGTCACGTACGCTCTGACGTAGATGGCTGATATCACTCAGACTCTCTCCGTTGTTTCGATTCATACCGGTATAACTGGTGGTCATAATGGTCCTCCCGTGGTGGCGCCACCGCTTTGTACGCCGCTATGTTGATGGGTGTGTACCACCACGCCGTTTGACGTCAGGCTACCACCCGAGTGGGTTACATCACCGGTTATAGTGCCGCCTTGCTGAATGTCGATTGTCTGGGTGGTCAACTTGTGGGTACAAACGACTTCGGGTGTATCCAGCGTGATTTTTTCGCTGGCGTTAATGGTGACGTTTTTAGTGGTAACGACCACAGATTCTGTCGCTACGATGTTGGCGGTTTTTATTCCCGTAACGGAGAGTGCGCCGTTTGCCGGTTCATATTCCATGACGGCCCCATCGGGAAAGCGGATGTGGCAGGCATCAGCGGATACCGAAGGTGCCGGATGGTTATCACTGAATATGCCAGGTAGAACAAATGCAGTATTGAGCTCACCTCCCATTGAGAGCAGTACAACCTGTTCACCCACTGAGGGTGCCCACCATGCGCGGGAACGTCCGGCGCGGCGAGACAACCAGTGGAGCCATCCGGTAACCATGTCACCGGTTTGCACGCGACAGAGGGCCTGTTGAGTATCGACTTCAGTAACAACGCCGACACGGATCAGGTTGCGTAATGCGCGCTGGATTTCGGAGAGATATTCATATGTATTCATGGGAGGAAAGCATGAAGTTTCCAATGTCTTGGCGCAATGCGAGGTGGTCCGCCGGTGCCTGACACAATGACTACTGATAAACGCGGTCGGTCATGATACCGGTACTGGCATTGTTGATAGACGTACACTCCGCACCGGAATTGGCTTCCAACAGGCATTAAGGAGGAGGGTGGGAATAAAGTGGATGGAAACGGACAAGCGTAATTGAGATGAAATAGGAAGGCGTTGGGGTAATCAACGGGCCACTTTAATTCAGTGACCCGCTATGACAGGTAAATTACTTACTCCACTGGCTTATCAAATTACCATTAATGTATAACGACATTGGACGCGTGACGGGTTCTGGTGGTGTGGGCTCAGGTTCATAGGTGAGGTAGAGCGATTCATTTTCTTCCCGAACCCAGTTACGTTCAGTGAGCTTTAACGTAATGCGTACTGCTGTTGTGCCATCCGTATTCTGGCTGATATTGAACCTGAATCCGCGGTTACGCATTGCTTCCCGTGTCATCAAATCCGGCTGATGGGTACGCAACCAGGAAAGAATCGTCACAAATAATGTATCCAGATTGTCGCTGAAGTTATTCAGTGATAATACCAGTTTGTACTGATATTCAAATGATAGTGATGTAGCCAATGTTGAAGCAATAACGCCTTTTTTTATTGTAGATTGCAGTAGCTCAGGGTTCGCCTGCAAACTGGGGAACATGGCATTAAGCGCGAGGCGCAGACTTTGTGGTTTTTGCATTATAGTTTTCCTGACATTGTTTAATGGTTTCCACCTGTAGTGCGCAATTGATCAGCGCACTTTCCAACTGACGGATATCGGCACTTAAGTCACCGTTGCTTTTGGGCTGGCTTCCCGGAATCGGGCAACTGTGCACGGTCGGACAGCCAGCGTAAATAATCGTTGGGCTGGTTGAAGGCTGGGCGTGTGTGCAGCCTGACAATATCGTCAGGTAAAACAGACTGATACCAACGCCGCAGATTTTTGTTTTCATTGAGCAACCTCGTTATTTCTCGGCTACGGGTAGTAGCTAACTGCCCGGCCTGCTCTGTCTTAGCCTGAAGTTCTGCCTGTGCCTGAGTATTGTGTTGCGATGTTTCCTGTAGCGTATTGATAGTGACCTCCTGGGCTATCAGTGTGTTTTTTTGCTGTCCCAGCGTCTGGTTAGCAGAAGCCAGTTCCTGACTCAGATGGTGGGTTTGCCATATCAATCCGGCGATGAGACCAGCAGATAACACCAGTAGTATCAGTAATGTTTTCACATCACCCCCGTTAGGCAGAGCGTCCGTTCCCGTTTGCGACGTTGTTCCAGGCCGGGAGAAATTACTCCGTTGATGTAAATCCAGCGTGGTAATTGATTACAGGCGTCGAGCCAGCGTTGTTTGTTAATGAAAAAGGCTAACGTGGATTGACATGCAGCGCGGGAGCCGACATTAAAGGTAAAGCTTACAACTGCGTCATAGATCGGCTGCGGCATCTTTACCGGCATGCAGCGGGACAACGCATGTTCTACATTAATCACATCTGACACGAGATTGGCCGCCGCTTCCTGTTCCGTAATCGTGTGATGGGGGGATACACCGGCCGTGTGGCCAATACCGTTAGTCCATACATGTGCACTGCATTTATAAGGTGACAGTTGGCAACCTTCCAGATTGGCAATGAGTGCCAATCCATTTCTGGAGGTATGTAGCCGGGAATAGTCGGGTAGCAGGGCCGCTAGCATCAATACCGTAGCGGCAATACAGCGCTTAGCGGTTGAGTTCATCGAATACCTCGGGACGCAAGTTCGTGCGCCGCAGTAATTGATAACTTTTTCGCCGGTAATACCAATTCACCAGAAAGGTTCCTACGCCGACAGCGGCACCGACGAAAAAAGCAATATCTTGTGATGACAATCCACCAAACCAGGCCAGAAAAACGGCGACAGCATAAGATATAGTAGAGGTGGCTTTTTCCATGGTTATTCCCAGATATTGATAGTTTCACGTGTCGATGAGGACTGGATAATAGGAAGCTCAACTGCCGTACCGTGGGGAAGGATTGGGCCCAAATCGGCAAGGCCAGGATTCGATTGCAGTACGGTTTCCACAACGCCTTGTGTGCGGCCGTAGTAGCGATAGCATAGGGCATCAAGGGTATCGTCTTGGTGGGCATAAATTTTCATTTAACAATCTCCACTCAGAGAAGAACGGGTATTGCACAGTTGTTCGATGTTTGCGGCATGACGACATGGCGTTTTAATGCTTTGTCTGACGAACATGATTTTTGGTTGAACGCCAAGCCAGAAAAATAGGCTTTTTATCAACGGATCACGCTCTGATTGAGCGTTAGGTAATCGTGTGGACATGAAACCTCAGAATGAATAAAAACAGTGGATGTCAGGCCTGCTATCCTCCTGGGCCAGGGGACATATCGCAACGAAGGGGGGTTGTTCCTTATTACATACAACCACCTATGTGTCGTGATGCTCAGTGGTTAACCGATGAAGACGATGTAAATGGAAAGTCAAACCGAAATACCTTTGACATCAGCGGGGTTCGGCGTGTAAAGACACTATCTTCAACGACGAGTTGATAGTTCAGAGACGGGGAAGATCAATACAATCTTTGTGTTGGATATACTCACTGTTACAGAGAGATATTCACACACCGGAGGTGTCATCGGCAAAGGCAGAAACGTGTGGTCGGTGGTTTACCAAATGACACCTAAAAAAAGTCATGGGCGATGATACGTAATAATCAAACCGGCCTACGCGTTAAGGCAGCCCCATGGTCATGGCTTCAGCAAAAAAGCTGAAATGAGGAGAAAATTTTATATCTGGCGGACATAAAGGGAAAAGGAGATATGACGTTTTTAATTCTAGCCAGTGGAACTCCTGCTGAATATTATCGATCATAATGTCTTACTGTCCATGCTGTGCTAACCACGTATCCAGTAGTTGAAAATTGCCATAACTCTTAATAATTTTTTGATAATCATCGGTGGATATGGCGTTGTGAGACAGATCCGCAATCAATGACATGGCGATTTTCATTTCTTCAGGATTACATTGTGATATCAGTGACATATCAGCAATTAATCTAATCCGTGATAGGGATAACCCTGTGTTCTCAGTTTGTTCCACGATACCTTTTCCATTGGTAGACTGTATTTATATACAGTATTTTATATATTGAAATGTTCGTCAATACATAAGTTCATAAGATGTGACTATATAATGTGTCTTTAATCATTTTTTAATCGAATTCCCGTTCTGAAGATTATGAATTCTCTGGCCTTCTACAATTATGGTAGCGCCACGGGCCAGTGCCTCCCGTTCCCAACGTGATGTTGCGACACCTTGTTGCCGGAGTGCTGTTTTCAGATAAACCAACTGTTGGCGTTGCGTTTGAGTCAACCGAGATGATGGCGTTCGTGGGAGATCCTTTGTGGGATCCACTGGTTGTTGCAGGAAACGACGCGGAGGGGTTTGTCGGAGAACTGAAATGGCCAGCGTCCGCATTACGTTCTCATCCTGCCAGTCAATAGAAGCTGATTGTGTGGATGAGTTCCAATCATTGTAAGGTTGATACTGTACATTCGCTTGCCGCAGAAGAGGACGTCTCGCATTCGACCCACAGTTATTGACAGAACTCCAAGGCGTTGCAACATCGCGGGTTAAATGGGATGTCTCTGATTCAGTAGATTTGCTAACGATACGCCACTCATTTGGACGCGTTGTGAAGATGTGCTCCGTACCATAGCGGGGAGAAAAAATGCCGGTGACTTTTGCGATTTTTTCATCATAAACATTAAGAGAATCACTCAGTGTTCGGGCGACGCGCACAGATTGTCGGATCCGGGGAGTGTTGGCTCCGCCCTGAGCTTGGATGTAAGCGGCGAAGTCGCCGATATCGGCTGCTTGCCTTACGGCTTCGATTTGTTTATCAAAGTGCTTTTCCAGTGACATAGTGCGGATACGCCGGCACTCTCGATAGGCGCCGATAGTGGGTAATCCGATAAAATGGAATTGTGGAATGCGCCAGGTTGAAGCCCAGGCAGTGACTGCGGCTGCGGTTTCTTTTAATGGTCTGTTGGTTTCGTTGTCCAGCTCGTCATCCAGAGCATAGCCATCAATATTTTTGGCGATGTACTTGGCAAGGTATCCCGCTGCTCCGCCTTTATTCAAATGTTTGCAATCGACACGGTTTTGTTGGGCACCCGCTTCGTTTCCATCTTCTTTCAGCGCGTAGTGGCGTAGGATATCAACGATGGCTTGCCGTTGTTCTCGGGTGCAATACAGCATCATGTGCCAGTGTGGGGTGCCATCATGATGAGGCTCTACGACTCTCAGTCCATAAACCGGCAATTTGCGATCTTTCAGTGCAGTGCGAATGTTACCCCATATTCTGACCAGGTAATGCTGAGCGTCTTTTGGGGTATAGCATGAATGATTCCAATGCCGATTAAGCAGAACTCGTTTTTCCTGGCCCACGACACGGGTAGCGTGATACTTGGATGGGGTCGTCAGCGTAATAAACATACCGATGTCACCCCGCTCGCAGGCATAGCGCTCAATACCGGCAATGGTGCTCATCAGTTCCATTCGTCGGATTTCTGGATTGGCAATACTGGACATAACTTTGTCAATGAGCTCAATGCGTTCTCCAGTGTGGATATTTTCCAATTCACAACTTTTCAAAAAATCGAGGTTAGATATCCGGCGTGCATGGATGTCCTGTATCGCCTGCTGGCTGGCATAGGGTGAGGTCGCTCTGGTAACCTGGCCAATGGCGATTAATAACGCTTCACGCCAACGTGCACGTTGGCTTTTTAACTGGCGCTCCCACCAACGTTCTGTAACCAGACGGATGAGTGCTGCGAAGGCGTTACGTTGCGTGAGGCGTTTTTTTTGATATTTATGCCAATGCAGGGGCGCAATGTTAAAGGCCCGAGCCATTCCGGCAACTTTTCCGTATAGCCATTGTTGTGCCGCATCAGTGAATAGTTGCTGTCTGTCACCCTGGTGCATAACAAGATATTCATCACTGAGATCGTTATAAGCGTCATGCATTTGTCTGGCGATATGACTGGCAAATGTGCGTAAGGTTTTATCAGACATATCCGGTAAGCATTGATAATTATCCTCGTTGTTGAGAAAACGGGGCGATATGCTGATATTCATCTGATGTCGCGCGTTAATAGCTTCAATACGTGACCAAAGCCGTTCATCAACCATCCGTAGATAACGAAATGCAGTCTGTAATCCTTGATTTTGTTTGAGAAACTCAAAACGCCGTTGGAAATGAGTGGCAAGAAAACGTGGCAATATATTCAGGCGTAATAGCACAGCCTGTCCTTGATGCATCTCTTCACAAGACAGCGACGATATTTCTTGACCAATTGCCGGACGCGGTGCATTCCATGGATAAGGCCCAACAAACGTAGTGTCGTGTCTACCGGGGAACGGAGGTGGCAGTGTCGGGGGGAACCGCCCCCGGACTGATCGTGTCATGTGCAGTCACTCTGAAAGACAATTAATTGATACAAAAGAAAAAGATGGTCCTGACGGACGACCAGTCAATCAGGACAGCAACGGGTCGGGAAATTGTCATGATGACCCCTGAACGCGGCGTTTTTTCTGTTCCCGAATTTCCTGACATGACACACAGCAAGTGACACCAGGAATGGCCAGCCGGCGTGCTTCCGGGATTATTGCATCACAGTCTTCACAGGTATGTGCTGATATCTGCGTCGGCAATTTGCGGGCACTGGCAATCTGGGCTGATAGTATTAACGCTTGTTGTTCTTGGGAGATATCCATACTGTCTGCCATTAGCACCGTTCCCCTACCTGATGCTGAATTTTTTCTGCTTCCAGACAAAGTAGTTCGACGATGTCAGGTGCGGAAAGGTGTTCATGTTGGGCGTGAGCGGCCAGTTGTTTTAGATAACCTGCGTAAAAACGGGCCGCTTCTGACAGCAGCTCTTCGCGTCGTGTTATGAGCGCTCGGTCGAAAGCAGCCTGTGGCTGGTAATGGTGTGATAATGATTGATTTTTCAAGATATTTATCCTTTTCAGACGGTAGGAAGCCTGTCGCTATTGCGACCGTGCTTAATGCTTTAATCTGATCTAGCTTGAGTTACCGGGTATAATTTTCAGGTTTTACACTGGTGAGAATGGCCGGGGTGTCATCAAACAGTGTTTTCAGCTCATCCAGTGCCACCAGCAATGACGTACTCCAGGTACAACTTTGGTCCTCTATTCTTTGGATCGGTTGGTTAAATTCAGTGGCTGATAATCCGGCATGGAAAAACAGTGTTCGGCGTTCACTGATAGAAAGCCGATGAATAAAACCAAGAACCGGTGTTGACAGCCGCGGTGAATGATTGAAGGCCTGGCGTAGTTCATCGAGTGCGCTAATTACCCGTTCGCGGGTGGTTTCATCCATCTCTTCCAGTTGATACACCGTATTGCTATTGCTCAATCCAGCATGGAAGCAGATTGTTCGCCGATAGCGCTCTGACATCCGGTTGTAAAAATAGCAAGTGTGCCGCCAGCGTGGTTCTGCAAAATATTTTCCGATCAGTGCTCGCAATTTTGCCGGCATTTCCTGTAGATGTGTGGCTGTAACCGCATAATGTGATGTCATAACAGATGTCTCCGTCATAAATTGCATGATGAACGAAACAATTTTGATGAAACGATTGATGCTATTATCATGGAATTCGATTTGTCGAATTATGGTTTTGCATAGTGACAGCCAGTTGTTCTATGATGGCCTCTCGACACAAATAGTTTCTGTTTATCAAGTATCTGTTGTGATTTCTTGTCACTAAAACGTGTTTCTTTTCCATACTTTTGCATTTGCGAATGAATATAAAAGTTTTGGTTAGGAAGTTGAGCAGTAATATAGTCTTGTTGATACCCCATTTTTGGGATGTAAAGACATCTGAACTGTTCACCGGACCACTCTATTTACCTCATTTAGTAAATGAAACGTGATGAGTGATGGTGCACTTGATTACGCCACCGTGGCGATGGGATGGCTTGGGTATTCGTATCACTGGCGTTGGGTATTCGACAGTAAGATTTCCCTTAGAAAGGTGTGATTGGATTGCAATGTCATCAGACATAAAGCAATATCTCCTGCAGGTTATGGTGTTGTATGGTGATACATGTGGCGTGGAGACACTATAGAACACATTACGTGTATATGTAAATACTCTCGAGGTGTTTTTGAATATAAATAGTAGTACCGCAGTAGCAGCCTCTGTACTTGAACGTATCATGTCGAGCTATGGGGTAAAAACTCAAAAGGAATTGAGCGAAGTTACTGAAATTCCTACAAACACAATCAGTAACTGGATTCAGCGTGAAAATGTTCCTGGTAATATCATCCTTAAGTGCGCACTTGATACTGGCGCAGATGCTGGGTGGTTAGTTACGGGGAATTTTGCAAATTCAAATAATGTGCTTGGCAGAACACCGTTGAAAGGTAAGGTGCTTTATGAACAGATTTTATCTTCCGGTGGTAAAGCGGTACTCCGTCGAATGTTGGATGCCTACGGTTTTAGTACGCAAAAAGAGTTAGGTGACTTACTGGGAATCGCGCCTGGTACTATCAGTACCTGGATTCGTCGAGACTTTTTCCCTGGTGATGTTGTGATAGCTTGCGCACTTGATACTGGGGTTTCGCTGGAATGGTTAGCTATTGGTAAGGGACGGGCTGTTCAGGCGGAAAGTCGCAGCGATGAGGATAAGGAAACGGATATTATTCCGATCCCTTGCAAAATGCTCAAGGTCGGCAAATTGTACGATGCTGCACACTGGAAGGCTGACCCACAGTTTTTACCCAAAGGATTGCTTAATCCTTTGCGGATCGAAAGTAGTTCCGCATCATGGTTGGTGGATACTGGGGTGACGAGCGTCAGTAATGGGCGTTGGTTGCTGGATATTGATGGTAAAAGCGATATTTATGACGTTGCGCTGTTACCGGGTCGCAAGATTAATGTGGTGGGGAGTTCTTCTCACTTCCAATGTGGTGTGGATGAGGTGACTCCACTGGGTTTTGTAATATTGACGCTTACCATGAATATCTGATCGTTTATTGCAAACTGCACTTTGTTGCCCAATATTAAAATTGTGTAATACTGTATATAAATAGAGTGGTGAACCTGTTTCTTGTCACTACTTTAATGGGAGTGCGCTTTAGCTAATGATATTTAACATTCTACTTTCGATTATTGCGTTCAGTATCGATATGAAAATAAAGTGAATATCATTACCAACATGATGGTTGTCTAATCCCGATAGATTTTGAAATACAGAACGGCGGCAATCGTATGAATTCTAATGAATATAAAAAATTATAATAAAAATAGAGTAGTAACCATCCCGTTTGGCAGCGTCGTGAATGTATATCTGCGTCGCTGCCACTTTTTGTGTATTTTTACTGAGATGTGCGTATTTCAAAACTATAACTCTGAGAACCGTGAGCTTTGGCAATCAGATTCATAAATTGCCGTACGTTTGTGCGGGGATCCAGAAACCATCAATGATGTCTTCAATAGGCAAACAACCTCCATTACGAATACGTTGTTCGCTCATGGCTCTGAGACATTGCGATTCGGTGAAATAAGCATCGATCACAAGTTCGTCACAGCCGTTACCCAGATAACAAACAAAAATCACCAGTACGAACAT